CCTTCCTTATTTATCCCTATTCCAATTCCCTATATTTATTTTTAAGCTTTATCATTATACCAAGTAGAAAATATTCTTTTTCACTATCCTTCTTGTTATATTTGCTATCATATTTAATACAGTATTCATATTGTGTTATAGCAAGCTCTAATAAATGTTCAAGTTCTTCTTTTGTGAGTTTTAAATTAAAATTAAAATCACTTTTCTTTGGAATATCCTTATCTTTCACAGTATTCTCACCTCCCTTCCTATTTACTTTCATAACATCCCCTCAAAATCCCTCGAACTAATATCCAACCCCTCATCATTATTTATAGCTTTCAAATATTTCTGAGACTTATAGGCCATTAAGATTATGCTTAAGGATTTTCTTCCTTCGTAACCGTCAATTAATGGATTCCAATTATTTCTAACCGCACCCACAAAATCCGCATATAGCGGGGAATGCCCATCTCCATAGATGTTGCCGTCTTCTAAATTGTATCCCCTTTGTACCTCTTCTAAAGATTCCAAGCCATCTTCAAAGTCCCAGACTAAGATTTTATTTAAAGCCAGCCCGCCAATAACTACAGTCCCCTTTTCGCCTAATATAGTTAATGTTTCTTCTAAGTTTTTAGGATATACGTTTACCGTTCCTTCTACATTTCCGATAGCTCCATTAGCGAATTTAATAATTATGCTTCCATAGTCTTCCGTATCGATATAGGGATGCATGTAATTTGCAGTCTGGCCATAAACAGAATCTATTCCGCTATCAATCATCCATTGTAAGAGGTCTATATTGTGGGTACATTGATTTATTAAGCAACCGCCGTCTAATCTCCAAGTACCTCGCCAAGCCGCTTTATCATAATATGCTTTGCTTCTATTCCATAAAACCTTAGCAGTACCGGCAAATATCCGGCCAAGTCTTCCTTCGTTTACCGCCTGTCTCAGCTTCTGTATAGGCTTATTAAATCTATTCTGGTGACAGACCGCTAATTTTAACCTATTATTTTTAGCCACCTTAATCATCTCATTAGCACCCGATATAGACATGGCCATTGGTTTTTCTACGATAACGTGTTTTCCGTGGTCCAGGCAGTAAAGGGCAATTTTAGCGTGATAACCTGATTCAGTACAAATAGAGCAGATATCGATATCTTCTTTTTGGAGCATTTGTTTGTAATCGGAATATGCTTTTGGCCATGTAGATGCTATCGGTATATTCTCTTGCCGTGCTCTTTTTGTATATTCAACCACTTCATGTACAGCCTTGCATCTTAAAACATCACAAACCGCCACAAGTTCAATATCACAATAATTATCTAATACCGCTTTAATATGGTTATCGGATATACTACCGCAACCGATTATAGCTAATTTTAATTTATTCATTTTCCTCCTTTATAAAATTCACTAATCTTATTTACTACATATTCCTGTTTTTCTTCTGTAAATTCCGGATACATGGGAAGAGCCAAGACGTGTTTACTCGCATTTTCCGCAACAGGGAAATCGCCAACCTTGTAGCCAAGATATTTAAAGCATTCTTGTAAGTGTAGGCATAAAGGATAATAGATGTTTGTACCTATACCGTTTTCTTTTAGATATTCTTGAAGTCCGTCCCGGTCTTTTGCGTAGATGACATATTGATTAAAGGTATGGTCTTTGTACTCACTATAACGGATATCATTTAGGGGAAGTTTTATCTTATTTAATAAATTATATCGTTCAAATATTTCTTCATATTTATAGGCAATATTGTACCTATCACATAGCCACTTCTCTAAATATCTTAATTTAATGAGTAATACGGCAGCGTGTATTTCGTCTAAGCGGGAATTAATGCCTATAACTTTATGATAGTATTTGGGGTCTGCTCCATGAGAACGGAATATCCGGCAGTATTCAGTATACTCAGGAGAGGATGTTATGATCATCCCACCGTCTCCATAAGTACCTAGATTTTTTGTAGGATAAAAAGAAAAGGTAGCTAAATCTCCATAGCTTCCGGCTCTTTTTCTTTTATACTCTGCGCCAATAGCCTGGGCGCTATCCTCTACAACTTTTAAATTGTATCTGTTGGCTATGTCCATAATCTTATCCATTTCACACATCCGGCCGAACAGATGGACCGGGATAATGGCTTTTACGTCCAGGCCTGTTTTTTTGTCCATTAATTGACCGCCTGCTAATATGCAATGACCTATTATCCATTCTTCCAGTTTTGCAGGGTCCATATTATAAGTGTCCGGATCTATGTCTATGAATACCGGAGTTCCACCTGCCCTGACTATGCTTCCGGCAGTCGCGAAGAAGGTAAAGGGAGTCGTTAAAACATATTCCCCATACTTACCTACGCCCAACGCTTTCAGGGCGATATAAAGAGCATCCGAACCGTTGGCCACTCCTACGCCATAACTGGCGCCTGAATATTCTGCAATAGATTTTTCAATATCTTTTACATTATCACCGTTTATATATACGCCGGATTCTATAACTGACTTAATGGCTGTATCTAATTCGCCTTTTATAGAATTATATTGATCAACTAGATTTAGCTGAGATACTTTCATTAATGACTTTCTCCTTTTTTGTTGGATTGTATCCAATCGTTAACGGTTGTTTCAGGAGTTTCTTCTTTAGGCTCTAATTCGCTTAATAACTCATACTCCTCTTTTATTTTTTCTTTTTCTATTCTGTTTTCTATTTCGTCCATGATCTTGTATGTATCCATTTTCTTCCCTCCTATTCCGCCCAGTGACCCATAAGAGATTTTTTAATCAAAAGCCATATATCATCTAATATAGGTTTTAACCACTTTTTAAGCATATTTAACATTTTATTTCACCTCGATTACACTTTTCTTTAACTCAAACCCCTTTGTAAAATTATTACCAATCCAGTCTGGCATATTCTTATACCCTGCCAACTTTTCAGCATTATTTTTTAACCAATCTTCTGCTTTCTTTGGTATCTTATTTATATAATTAGATTTATCAATTTTACCGGTCTCCATGTATTTTAGAGAATCTTTTTCGTTTAACATAATTGAAGTCGTGTAACAGATACAGCCCACATGCCAAATATCAAATATAAAGCCTTTGGGGTAAATTCCAGCTAGGTCATCGCACATATCCATTTGCGGATGATCAGCCGATAAATGCACCTCAATTCCTGTAATAAATGGTAACTGCTGTCTTCTCACATAGTCACTCATTCTGTATGCCATGTTAATCTCATTTTTTGCCAGTCTCAAAGCATTTTTGTATGAACTTCTGTAGACACCGCTACCTGGGTGATAACCGCGAGCCGATTTACTCAAGACCAGTTTACCCTCGTGTCTTACCCTTCTAAATAACCTATTCGGTTCATTAAGATATTGCTTGATATCCCTTGCGATCCCCGCTGCACTTTTTCCGGTAGATATACCAGAAGCGAGGTAAAGTTCAATTTGGTCTTTTACCCCCGCTGCTATATTCCAGACTCTATCCGATATCTTTAATCCCGCTGTCGTCCGCGTAAGAAATGTATCTAACGCCTCCATATTTAACTGGTTAAACGAAGTCGGTATACCGTTTTTAGTTAGCTTAATCCCGTTAGCCCACTTGCCTATCATTCTATTATTTTTTAGGTTGGCTAAATCCCAATTAGACACAACCCCATCTCCGATATAAGCCTCTATATCCTTGCTTAGCTTGCCTAATATGGTATCTATCTGTTTTTCTAAGCCTTTATTGCGTATATAGAAAGAACCTTGAGAAACCGCAGTCGGGTTTTTCAGTTCAAAAATGCTAATTCGTTTAGCCAAATCTTTAGAAGCCTGGTTTAATACCGCCTCAATTTTCTTGTTGTATGCGATTATGGCTCTTATATGTTTTGATTCAAATTGTTCTTCTATGGTCATTTAATACTCCTCAGCTTATACTTAAATCTTCAAAGGGATATTTCCTATAGTCTTTTATTTGATTGAAATAATTCTCAATTTCTTTTCTATAATAGAATATTTTAACATTTGAATTACCACGTTTTTCGAAATATTCCAATAGTTTCTTGGGTCTAATCCTTGTCCTGTGCATAGAAACTTTGTAACATTTTAATCCTTCTCTTATCCATTTATAAACCGCCTGAATAGATACTCCCAAAACTTCCGCTGTTTCCTTAACTGTTAAATAATCATTACTCATAATAAATCTCCTTTCACCTGCCCGAAGGCAGTTCCTTACCCCACCCCACCGCACCCCACTCTACCTAACCACGCCACACCAAACCATATTTAATTATTTAAATTTTACTACTTCAAATCTACCAAAGTGAGGACGCCAATCGCCTATACCAATAAATTTTCCAGCATAAACAATTATCTCTTTTAATATATCTTTCTGCATTTGATCATCCATTACTAATAAAGTAAATTCCGCTTCCCAACCTTTTTTAAATGCAGGTCTACTTCTTAGAATCTGATTCCTTTGAATCTTAACAAATTCCTGATGATTATAATCAAATGTTTTCTTACCTAAAGGAATTTTATCAGGTTCAACTTCAACAGTAGCATTAATCATGTCTTTATAAGTTTTCCCCATTCTACCTTTGATCTTAAAATTTACTGCACCTTTAACTAAAGAAGCTCTTAATTGTTTTGAAGGAATATAACAACCTATCTCATCATCAAAATACATTGAGTTTTCTGCTTCCTTAGAATAATCAGCTTCACCGGATTTTTGTCTTGAATTATCTTCTTCAAAAGGTCTTTTATGTTGTAAATAATCAGCAATACCTTTGATCCTTACCTTAACCTCATAAGCCATTTTATTTTTCTCCTTTCTTATTATTTTTGGCAAGTCTCATGGCAACCGACCACACCAAACCACACCTGACCAAATTACCTCCCAAAAGGGAGTTCCAAACCAAACCGAACCCCGGCACACCTTACCTTACCTTATCTAACCTGACCGAACCGCAAACCTGCCTGTGTGGCAGTTCCTCACCGAACCTCAGCTAACCACACCACACCAAACCATAACTTGCTTGAAAGCAATCGCTTACCTGACCTTGTCTTACCTCAGCTTACCGCACCTGACCTAATCCAACCCCACCACATTTTAACCATAGAAATATTTCTTTAATAATTTTCTTGTAATTTTCTCATCCAAATAATTAATAACCGAATTTGCTATCCTTAAACAATTTACCCCGTTAATCTTACAAATTTTATCCTTCTTTGAATCTCTAACTTTTTGTTTTTTATCTTTGAAATGTGCCGCACCGCCGGGTTCAATAATAGCAACTAATTTACCATGCCTGAAAACTGCTATATCAGCGTGAGAGTTATTGCTCCAAAACTTTTTTAACCATTTATCTTCTGGCTCTGGAAACAATTCTTTTAATGGTATTTTTACTTTAAATTTTAATCTGGGGAAATTAGCATTGAGATGAGAATATAATTTCTCTATTACTGCTTCATCATTTTGTATCATTTAACAACCTCCTTATAATAGCTATATTGGTAGTATAGTGTATAAAAAGAAGATTGTCAAATTTATTGTTTACACTAACTTAAAGTTCCCTTCTCTAATAAATTTACGTTTTCTTTATCAGCTTCTATTATTACTTTAGGTAATATTCCTTTCCCTTTTGCCGCCTTTATTAAAAATTTCAGGTCTTTTGGGAGACATTTACCGCCAGCCCCTCGATAATTATCAAATAGCGGGTCTAAATGCATAGGGTTTATGTATTTATCCAGCTTGAAAGCCTTATGTAGTTGGTAATAGTCCGCACCGAAAGCCTTACATATATCATATAGCTCGTTTGCAAATACGACCTTTACAGTGTATAAACTATTTAAGGCTACCTTAATCAATTCAGCTTCTACAGGTTTCATCATTAATATTTTTTTCTTATCAATTATAGGAGCGAACAAAGTTTCAAATATCTTAAATGTTTCGGCTCTTTCAGTCCCTACTACAATTTTGTCAGGTTTAATTGAATCTTCCAAAGCTGACCGTTCTCTTAAAAATTCCGGTAAGAATACAAATTCCCTGTCGTATCCTTTAGCGAATTCCTCTGTCATACCGGGCAATATTGTAGACCGTATGCAGATAATCCCATCTTTATTCTTTTTATTTACATAACCTACTGCCTCTTTTATATCCTCGAATTTCATATCTGCTTTAGTTGGGACGCAAAGAAAAACTATTTCACAGTTAGCGATATTATCAGTTAAGCCTTTAGCAGGGTCATAGCGCTTGATGTTGTGGCCTAAATCTTCTAAGAGATTGCTTAGACTTTCTCCTATAACTCCGCAGCCTATAACACTTAATTCCATTTTTCTATATATTCTCTTCCCTTTTTTGCCAATCATCATAACTTTTTTGTGCTTCCTTTTCTGTTATTGGTCTTTCTCCAATAACAATTGCAAATTCATCAGCCCCTGTATCTACCTGTTTTATCGTTGGAGATTTATATTTTTCTAAAGCACTTATTATCTCCTCAAAATCTGGCTGTTCTTTCCAATCCCAGAATATTATTTGTCTTCCGTTTATATTATCTTCCCCCTCTAACTTAGCATTATCTGGGTCAAACGCTGAACACGTAAGTGGAACCCCCATATTAATACTCCAATCTATACCCATGCCTATTTTTTTATCTTTCGTTTTTTTCACCTCCTTCCCTTATCAATTTTTATACCTCGAATGATTCGCCAAGTTTGCTTACCTCACCTTTCCCTTCTTCTTCTAATCGTTTTATATCCTCTTCTGGGTCTTCTACGAGAGGATTCTGTCTTATAGCCTCATCCCTGCTCATAATCGCCTCGCCACCTCTTGCAGTCGATAACGCATTAATTGTTTCTGTCACATCTTGCGGCAAAACATTCCCGAACTTAACCGATATATCCAGCTGCTCTAACCTCTGTTTTTCTTTTACATCGGTTACACTTATTATTGCTTTTAATAGATTTATTCTTCTGACCAGAGCCTCTCCAAAGACTTCTTCTTTATTTTTCGCTTTTAGGATAGCATCTAAAAACATAAATTTGAGGGTTTCACCGGAAGTCTGATTCATGCCTTTAACATTGTCAAAAGATAAATCAGGAGTAGAGGTCATAGAGAAGATAATATCTTTTAGAGTGTTATATTCTAATTTTATTGCTTCTGGAGCCTGATCCCAGGTAAGATAGTCGGCGTCTCCGTACTCTGTTTTACCTTCAGCACCTACCACACCAGTGAATTGTAATAATTTCCCTACTTCTGCTTTATCTGGAGGATTGGTTATTTTCCCTTTTATCTTTAATGTAGGTGATCCAAAATAATCGTTGGTATCGGCAAATTTACTGATCAGCATTTCACTTCTATCAATTTCAGTCTGTACATCCGTCCACTCCGGTTGAGACTGTTGATAATAGATGACCGGGATCTTACCATACAAATTGGTACTCTTTTTAACGTCCCATTCTGTCTTTTTAACACCATAAATTATCTCTTTAGCAGTATATATATCGATATGTTCATATGTCTTTTCGTCTATATCTTCTAACTTGTACCGCCGGGTAAAGGCGTCTAAGTCTCCATTTTCATTGAAGTGGGAGAATACCTCATCTCCGTTTTCATTGCATAAGAGAGCTACCTTAATATGTTTTATATTGTCATCATCGATTATGACATACCATAACTCGGCTACCTTTGTTTCAACGAATAACCGACGTGCCAGTTTTCGATTAAAATAATCAAGTTTATTTTTATCCCAAACATTTTGAATAAATTTAAATGTCTTTTGTAGATTATCTTCTTTATTGGCTAAGATTAATTTCACGGCGTCACCAAACAAGAATGATACAGCCATGTTAACAATTTTCTTTTGATATTTGATGACTAATTTTGCCTGCTCTACCTTTTTTCTCGAAGATCCAGAGCCAATTGTTTTAACTTCCCGAAGCAGAATATCATGTTCGCCCTGGTATTCTTTTTCATAGGTTTCTATATCCCTTTCTACCGGGTCTTTACAAAGAACGGTTGTTAGCTTAGCAAAATCGTCTTTATACTTCTCTAAAATGTCTTTTATATTCATGGTAATCTCCTATCACTTTTATATTTTTAGAATATCCCCAGACCACTTGCGGTATATACTTCCTCTTTTTCTCTTTCAAAAATTCTGTCATTTAATGCGTAACGGACTTGGTCAAGAAAATGGTTATTTCTATCCACCGGTTCGTTAATTGTCTCCCCATCTTTATTTTTCTTCCATTGATACTGCTGGATTTCGTTTATGGCATTCTGACATCGTATGTCTATTACAATTTCAAATTGTTTTAAATACTGAATACCGAAATTGACACTTCCCGGTCCCTTTTTAGCTGCCAGTGCTTCTATCCCATAGCCTCTTAATTCTGCTATGGATTTAGGTTCGTTGTCACATCGGATATATTCTTTGTTAATAATTGGTTTTAATCTATCTGCTATAAGATTATTGGTCAGGCCTAATTCATATATCATCTCTTCTAAAATGTATAAAGTCTTTCCTTTTATCGCCTGCCTGCCTGCTGCAGTGGGGTCATTGGAATTGCCTGTAAAATATACTGTACCATTACGTCTTGCAAGCCATGTTTTATTTTGTGTTGTTGGACACCAAATTAAACCTTCATGAACAACCTTTTTCATATTTTTTCTTCTTCTTATTAATTCGCCAATATACAATTTATTATTTTTCTTAAATAAGGTTAAACGCCAAGATAGATTATTATAGCTATAAAACGATTTACTTTTATAATATTTTAATGTCGTTCTAATGCCCAATAAACAACATGCCATTTGTAAAGGTTCTAATCTTTCCCTTTCTGATTGTGTAATTACTCTTGTGCCATAATTTGTTGTGCTTCCATCAGCTTTTATGCTTACATTAATAAATAATTCTAACTGCTCCTTTGTCAAAAGAATGATAAATTCAGGAGAAATTATCTTTTTTGGAGCTACTTTTAACAATCTTTCTGCCCCATTCAAATTGATTGCCCAATGGCATAAACCATCTTCCCTTTTATGTCTTTCCCTCCATCCAGCTTTTGCTCTATTCCTACCATTCCTTGTTTTAACAAGTTCTTCTCCAAATTCTTTACGAAGACATTTTCTAATTTCATCAGCATTTTCCCCTTCATTCTGCCATATTGAAATACCACCTTCTGTAATTTGTCCTTCTGTCCAGAACCATGCTACTAATTCTACAAACTTATCAGTATATTCCTTTATTTTGGGTAAATTATCACATTCCCTCGCACATGCTATTGCGTCAGCCCCTCCTAATTCTTTAGTGGTTTGGAATCTTCTTTTATATATCCTTGATTCTGGTCTTGGTTCTATCAGCCAACTATGATTTAATGTGGTTAAAGAACTATGGCTTTGGCCTTCGATCAATCCCATATTATATTTACCATAAAAATAATTTACTTTTTGTATCTTTTGCCATTCCGACAATCCTGTTTCTTTGTTTATTGTTAAAGCTATATCATCTATATTTAATGTATTGTGTCTCTTCCATCCTCTCTTTGTTAATATTTCCGTTTCTTTGTCTACACAATAGCCAAAATCCAGCCCATTGTAATAAACTCCAAAGGTATTTTTAATCTTTGAAAGGTCTTCTATCTTCCAATTGGTAAAGATTAAATCTCCTAAAATCCCCCAATTGCCTAAAGTATAAACGTCCCTATAGTAGGGGTCTTTTTCATTCTCTAATTCATCTATATCATCCTGCTCTAAAAACCTCAAGTTGTTTTTATAGGTTGTCTTTAAGATTAATAATCTTTCATCGTGATATTCGGTCTCGCCTTCTACCCAGCCGCCGAAGTATTCTTTAAAGATCCAATGGCTTCGCATGATAGGGTTGAAAGATAATGTTATACGTTTAGGTACTTTAGATTTACCTCTCAACCTTTTATTTAATTGCTTCATATCATCCCTTTTGGTCTCAGTGGCCTCTTCTACCCAGATATCTGTAATAACGCCTTTTATAGGAATGATTCCTTTAAGCTTTTCTGTATCATCTAAACCTCTAAAATATATCTGATATCCAGTAACGCAAGTTATAGTCATCTCAGTTTGATTGATCTTAAATAATTTCTCCATATTCCAATTCAAGATGACTTTATTTATTTCATTGAATACGGAAGATCTCAATGTCTTGGCCGTATTCCTGATGATTAAATAATTCCTATCTTTTTCTAAAAGATCAATGACACAGCGTTGAGCAAGCCAAACTGTTTTACCTGCTGAACTGCCACCATAATATATCTGCGTTCTGATATTATTATTAAGATACGGTATATAAATGGGATTAAAGATTTCTTCTTTAATGTTTATACCAATTCTTTTAAAACTCATTTAATTAATTTCACCGTAATTTCTAAATCATCATCAGGAGACTCACCCATTAATAATAAATCTAATTTAGCCATTACGTTTAAATCCTCTGGTCGTTCAATTCTTATCTTTCCATCTTTTAATTTTTGTTCAAATTTTTTAACGACTTTTTTTATTAAGGCTCGGTAGTCAGCTTTTGAATTTACTATTGCTTTATCAACTTTTTTCTCCAGTTCTTTTCCATTATTAATATCTCTTAGTTCAATTCGTTCTTGCCAGTTAAAATTCTTGGCCCATTTCTTGATTGAAGTCTTTGAGACGGTAAACTTAAGGGCAACCTTTGGGTAACTTCTGTTATCCCCTAAACTATAATAATATTCAAATGCTTCTTTATGTCTAAGTGTTTCCTTCACTGATAATCACCACCTTAACTAATTCATCAGGCTTGTGTATCCTATTCAACTTATCTAAAATATCATCAGTAGGTTGAAACTGTAGTATTATTCGTGTTTCCTTATCCAGTGATACTAACGATTTTGTCTTTAACTCTTTTATTAACGCTTCAAACTTTACTTTCATACTTTATCCTTCCAAAATCATTTTGCCTAAAAGATGTTTGACGCCATGTTTTTTTCTTACTCCCCATGATCTCAAGTTATTACTTATACATCCTACAGACACCCCGTCCTTCCTAAAATAAAAAAAGAGAACCACTTAAAAGTATATTTCAACTTTTTAAATGGCTCTCTTTGGAGCTCTACGGATATTTAATTTTTACTATTACTTCTTCCTTGATCCTACAGGTGACGGTAATATAATTTTTGCATTTTGGGCATTTAATTGTTTGTGTTTTCGGTTTACCGAATATATCAAAACCCGGGCTTCCGATAAAAAACATATGATTGCATGGTCTTTTATTACCATGTTTATCTGTAAATATCCCTGGACAACGAATTTCTATCTCATCTGTATTATTAATAATACCACCACCACCTTTTTTAGTCAAATTATCTTATTAAATCTTTTAGTCTAAAATCAGTTAACATATTATCCTAATATCTTAATTAGATCATCCAGATTATCAATCAAATAATATTCCCCTTTTTGATTAGTGATGTTCCATTCAAATTCTATTTGACCAGGGCTTTGTTTTCCTTTAGGCCTTTTAATTTCCAGATATATTGTCCGCCCATTCTTAATGGCTATTCTGTCGGGAATACCGTTAAAAGATCCTAATCCTTGCAAAATTGGAAAATTATACCAACCTTTAATGCTTAAATAATCCTTAACCTGTCGCTTAACGTCATTTTCGGTTATCTTAATCTTATTCTTCACTTTCTGGATAATTGTGGCTCGCCTCCTTCGATTTATTATTATCTTCATCTTTCACCTTTCTTATAATTGGTCCATAACTATTGGCATATCTTTGTAATTTCACATAATCATTATTTAATTTGGCTTGAATATCTACCACCCCGCATTGTTACTGTCCTCAATTTACTTACCCCCTTTTTAGCCGATTATTGGTCGGCTCAATAAATTATCTACTAACTTTTGATCTTCTGTGCTACGTTTAAATTTAATGTATGTAATATGCTCATTATTTATTCTGGTATTCTCTTTTTGCTTCGCTAAAAATGCTTTACTAAACTGCCGCTTGTAATGCTCCCGACTTACCAGTCTTTCCTCTTTTCTACGCCTTGTCCCTTTATATTTCCGAACAGTTATGCCCCATTTGCGTAGCCGCAGATATATGATAGACCTTGACACGCCGTATAACTCGGCTATTGTTTTTATCGGCGTATTCTGCTCATACTTTTCTATTATGTTTTCACGATTAGATTCTATATATTCAGCTATTAGAAATTTGTTTTTAGTTATCATTTACTTTTTCTCCTTCTGCCGCTTCCGGCATATTAAATTTATCTTTTAATTCTTTCTTGTCTTCTATCTGTTTCCTATCTACTTTCGTGCCGTCTAGTTTCATCCCATACTTATCCAACATATATTTTTCGGTATATTTATTCCCATTATCTAATTCAAATTGACCTATTAATTTATCGGGATATTCACCCCTTTTTTTTATAATGGGATATAATTTTATAAATTCCTTTTTAATCCATTTCTCCTCATCAAAAGTCGTTTCGCATATACTTAACCAACCACCAAGTGCTTCAATTACCGCCCCAATTGCCGGATATTTTGGGAAAGATACGGATTGGTAATGTCCTACAGTTTCTATTTTGTCCAACAAAGATATCCAGGCAAGTTCGGCTTCATCTGTAGAATTGCCTTCAATGGCTTCTATAATCTCGGATATTTTAGGGAAATATTTAAGTTCTTTAACACATTTAATAGTAGCTTTTTTAATAATATTATCATCATATTTATTAAGTATATCCCAATAAATTTTACTCGTGTCTTTACTTAACTTAACTGAAAATCCTGCCTCTAATAATTCTATTACATTAGAAAAGGTTTTTTTATTCAATTATATTTTCCTCCTCATTAATAAAATCGAAACGGTTGGGATCGTGGGTTGTGTTGGTTATAACTTTTTTATAAAATCTCGGATAATGCTTTCTTAATTTTTTAGCAGATAAAATATTGCCTGACCAAAAATTATCTTCTACTACCCAATCTATTATCTGTTTTATTTCTTTAGGATTTGCACCATCTTTTCTAATTAATAAATCTATATCTTTACACCAGGATTGTATCTGTGGTTCTGTTCTTTTGTTAATCGCTTTATTATTTTCTCTAATCTTCCCTTCTAAATAAATTGTAAGTTGATATACCGCCTCGCACTTTTCAAAAGTGCGACTTAGTTTCCTTTCTTTTTCCTTCTTATCCTTCTTATCCTTATTAGTTATTGTTAAGGCTTTGTTAAGGCTTTGTTGAGGCTTTGTTAAGGCTTTGTTATTTGGTTTGTTAATGTAATTATCCACAGCTTGATAAAGGTCATATTTTAATATGGTTATAAGAGTATAGTGGCTTGTTGTTTCGCTTGTTAGAAATTGCATGTTTTTTAAAATCTCTATACAGGTTCTAATTTTTTGTGTTTTAATTGATTTGTCCTTAATCTCTTTTCTAATCTGCTCTATCGAGGTTATAAAACTCCCCCTTTTAATGGTAATAAATTTCTTTTGGTAGCTATCCCACCACTCATTATCCTTCCAATTAGCTTTTAATATTAGGTATATTGTTATATATTTTTGTATAGCATTTAAACCATTAAAGGTTTTGCTTTTAAATATTTTTCTTGATAATAGGACAAAACCATCTTCTATAAATTCGTCTGCCATTTATACCTCCTTCTCTTTGTGGATTTGCCATTTATTCCTCCACTAAATACTTTCAAAATAAAACTTGCCACCAAATGGTTTTATTTTAATAATGCCATAATCTATGGCAACTTTAGCAATATATAAATCTTGCATTCTTTCATGTAGTGTTTTTATATATTTTCTAAATCCTTCTAAATCTAATTCCCTTTTATAGTGATTACATCTTCTACAACTCGGCATAAGATTATTGAATGAATTTATATCGAAACGAGATTGTAGAGGTATAAAATCATAGGCATATTTAGATATAGCGTGGTCTACTTGCATATCTTTATATTCCAAAACCTTTCCACAATAAGCACAATGCTTGTTATATTTTAACCATACTCTTTGACGTAATCTTTCTCTTTTATTCATTCTTACCTCCCCTATCCTACCCTTACTAATCTCTTCCCAAAATCAAATACCTGCTGTATCACGTTCTTGTGGAAATACCTGTATACGCCAAATCCAACAGGCTTTATTTTGGCTATCTGCTTTTTTGCCTTGGCCATCTCACGAGCTTTCCAGTCGAAATATTCCTGCCGTGTAGCAGGCCAAAAATATCCACCTGGCTCGTGAGGGGTAGATAGGATTGGTATTTTCATAAATCGCAGTGTCTCAATTTTATTTCTTACAGTTCTTGTGGTAACGTGTTCACCTGTCGACCTTATATATTCATCGGCAATATCATATTGATTCAGTGCATTTTCTGCACCCACTCGCTTGCGAATGATGTCAGTGATTACTTGGCTATCAATTTCCTTTTTCACTTGGTTTCATCTCCTTTCGTGGATCTTCATTTATATTAGCAATTGAATATGGTAGTTTCATGTCAACCCTTTTTTCACAATTCCCTTCTATTGATGGTCTGAGGAAGCTCATCTGAATATTGTTTAACATCTTTTCTCTTGCATTTTTATAAACATCTCTATCAATTTCAAAACCATAACTATGCCTATTCAATTCGCATGCCGCCTTTAATGTTGTTCCGCTTCCTGCAACAGGGTCAATAACTACATCCCCTTCATCTGTAAATATTTGTATTAATTTTTTAAGCAATGAAATGGGTTTTTGTGTTGGGTGTATTTTTATAATTTTATTGTCTTTAGGCCACTTCATCCAATTAAATATCATTTTTCCATCATTATTAAATTTAGGTAGTTTATCTCTATATAAAACTACTGCATGTTCTGTTGCACCAACTATCTTCATATTTGCTTTTAGCACTTGAGGACTATAATTTTTAATGAAAAATAAAGGGTAACCGTTATTAAATCCATATTTTTTACCTATATCAATTAACATTTGCATTTGGTTAAATGCACAAAATACTATCATCGCGGGAGCTTTATTTTTTTCTTTAGGTTCTTTAATTAATAAAGTGCTGCAAAAGTGCATATATTCAACTAAGTTAAAATTACCATCACTATTAAAGAATTGTTTTCCCGCCAATTTACTTTCACCTTTTTTATTGTCCCCATCAATATACCATTCTGTGCTACTTCCATAAGCGTTTATGCCAATGTTATAGGGTATATCTGCTATAACTAACTGTGCTTTCGGTATTCCATATTTCTTATAATTTTGAAAATTATCATGATATAGTTCTGTTTTTATTTTGCTTTGGTCTATCTTCTTTTTTTTCGGCCACTTTTTATTTGTCATTTTTGCTCCTTTCTCATATTATTTTTATAGTTCTCGCTTAAAAAATTATAGTTCTTTTATATATTTCTTATAGTTCCCCCGCCAACTCCTCTACCTTATCTCTTACCCTAAGTACCATAGAATAAGCTATCTCGGGCGTTATAATAATCACACCAATACAGACTATAATTATAGCCTCTAAAAAGTTAATTAGGTTCTTCATCCGGATCATCTCCCCTTCCTATTTCTTCCATAACCGTATCGCACTCCGGGCATCGCATTGGATCATGGGTATACCATGACTGTACTTCCATGCTATCTACAAAACCGCATTTCGGGCATTTATAAACTATCTCAAAGCAGCCCATTATTTATCCCCCTTTTTTTTAATATGATATTCCTTAATAAGATCATCATATCTTTTGAGGATATCCTTTATATATTCATGTTTATAAGACATCCATTTATTATGTATTTCTTTTATAACCGTTATACTATCTTTATCCATTAAAGAAGGTATATTCTCATTTAACCATTTATCAAAATCTTTAACTATTTTTTCGTAGCCTGGTTTTAATTCTTTAGGTTTTTTAGGCATTTATTTACCCCTTTATTTTTTTTGCCTGCCCCGTGGATTAGCGTGTTGCCAATATAAACTTACTCCCTAAGTACTGTGTGGAGGCCACTCAGGGCAGGCAAAATTTATTTATTTTTAATCAGTTTCTTTGATTGACTCAGTCAACTTAAAATCCTTTATAACTTCCTCCCTAGCATCTTCCATCTTCTTTTTCATCCTTTTAATAATAACCTTAGTGATTTCATCCTTATGATCCTTGATATATGCTTCTATTATGCAGGTCACCTCTTCGCGTTCTTCATATTTAACATGACTAAAAGTAGCATCATAAAGATAAATCTCCACTACAATATTCCCCTTAGCATTTTTGGTTACCTGGGATAAATGTGTAGGAAGGGCCCTATCTGTTTCTAAGACCACTCCACTATAATCTTTTCTTCTTTGATAAAATTTATCTACTGGATTCATTTCTTATCTCCTTTATATTTTTATTTAAGTACTTTTAATTCTTCACAATCTTATATATCGATCCCGTTTCCGGATATTTAGTTACTTCAATTTTTACCGGAAAAGCATTCTTCAAAGTCTCAAGATGAGTAATCACTAAAATCTTATCAAAGTCATTACTTATTGACCGGATAGCTTCTACTATATTTTCCAATCCTTCTTCATCCTGAGTGCCGAATCCCTCATCGATAATAAGAGTCCTCAATTTAGTCCCTGCTCTTCTGGCCAACAATTTAGACAAAGCGATTCTTATTGAAAAATCTATCCGAAAGGCCTCACCACCGCTGTATAATTCATAATCCCGGACTCCCATTTCATCACTTATTTTGATATCTAAGGTCTCTTTTAACTTTCCACTCTTTAAATCTTTTAAGGATTCCATAGCTACTTGAGTTCCGTTATTGGTCAGCTTGGCTAGCAAATTATTAGCTTCTTCTTCTATCTCCGGAAGGGCGTTTTCAATAATTAAGGCTTGAATACCATTTTTACCAAAGGCTACTATCAATTTTTCATAGACGTTTTTCTCCTTATATGTGCCTTCCATTTCCTTCTTCATCTTATTTTTTTCTTCTTTAAGTTTTAGGCACTGATTATATTTGCTTTGGTAGCCCCCTCTCTCGGATAGAATTTCTTCTTTTTGCTTTAGTTCTACCTTAAGAGATTCATCTTCACCGTATAATTCAGTCTCTATATAAGGCAATCTTTCGAGTTCCTTTTTGATTTCGTATATATTCTTCTCCGAAGCTTCGATGTTGAATCTTTTCTGTTGGTACTCTCCTTCCCATCTATCGAGTGTTTCTCTTAGGGGACTGAATTTCTTCTCTGCTTCTTCTAGCTTAATTTTGTTTATAGGGGCATTATGTAGTTTTTCGATTTCGTTGGTTACCTGGAAGTGTCTGGACTCGTCATAGCCTATATTCTCAATCTGCTCTTCAAGTTCTTTTAGTTTTTTATGTTCTTCTAGGGTATAGGCTTTTTCTCTTAAAATTCCCACAATTCCCTCGATCTCTTTCTGGATACTATATAATAGATTTGTTGCTTTGGCGGATTCTTGACATTCTAAAAGAATCCTATTTAGTCTTTGTTGCCATATATCCTTATCTTTTATTTTTTCCTTAATCGCTTTCCATAAATTTACTAAGCTTTCTCTTGCTACATTCATTAATCTATCTTCTTTTTTTAACTTTTCTATAAGAGTAATATTATTTTCTATTTCTTTATCTAAATTAACCTTAATTTTACTTTTCTTTTCGGCGTTTAATTTAGTCTCACATAGAGGGCATACCCCTTCTGAATCTTCTTTTAATAGTTTTATCTTTTCTTTATTATTTTCAATATCTTTCTCTAATCCGCTTATTTTAGTTTTTATATTAGCCAAATCCAGATTAATAGCATTACCTTTTTCTTGTATTTCTTCACTTTCTTTTTCGAGAGATTTTATCTCTTCAATTTTTTTCTCTAGATCAGGTAATTCAGCCTTACTCTTTTCCCCTTGATCAGCCTTGAATTTAAGATCCTTATATCTATCTTCTTTATTCCGAAGGTCTACTACTAGATTGGATCTTTCACTCTCTATCTTTTTTTCGATAAGATATTTCTCTTCTTCTACTTTTCTGGCTTGCTTAAGTTTTGAAATAAGGTCGGTATTTTCTTTGTTGATCCTTTGGTAATCTTCGAATCTGGCCAATATACTTTCCTTCTGGGATATTACTCTTTCGCAATCCGCTATCTCTTCTTTTTTTGACTCAATTTCCTGTTGCTTTTGGTATATCTCCCGTTTTTGCTGTTCTATTGCCTTGGCTAATTCATCGGCTCTTTCGCTTTTATTTTTCAGTAAGTTCAATTTATCTTTTAGCTTGGCTACCTGGGCTTCCTTCTCGGTTATCTCTTTTGAGATTCTGGTATGATCATCATTTAATTCCTTTATCCTATTTTCATAGAAACCGATTTGGGTTAGCTCCTGCTCTATATATTCCAGTCTGCTGTCTTTGGCCGTTATAGTATTATTAATTTCCCTAAGATAGGATTTAGCCAGGTCTGCTAGGTCATCATAGCGGGATAATCCCAAAATCTCAGATAAGACTTCCTTCCTTTCTCGGGCAGTTTTCTTACTGAATTCGTTCCCTCTACCTTGCATGATAAAAGCAGAATTTATGAAAGTCTGAAAATCCAACCGTAGGATCTTAATTATTTTTTCCTGGGTTTCCTTGGTAGAAGGACAGGCAAGAGAAACATATTCATTTTTCTTGGGATCATATATTTGAAACTCCAGACCAGATTTAGAATTTTTTCCGGATCGTGAGAAGGTTCTAATTATCCTGTATCGATCCCCTTCTAAATCAAATACGAATTCTACCTGCATATCTTCTTGACCCATCCGGAGTAAGCTGCTGTCTGCTTTTCTTTCCTGGCTTCCCTTTCTACCTTCTCCCCAGATTGCCCAGGTTAAAGCGTCCAGCAATGCAGATTTTCCCTGGCCATTAGATCCGGATAGACAGGCTACATGAAACTGCGTAAAATCAAGAGCGGGGACGTCCCCGCCGTAACTTAAGAAATTCTTTGGTATTAATTTTACCGGTATCATTTTTTATCCTCCCTATCCTTTAATTCTTTTTCTAACTCCTGTGCCTTAGCTTCCATCTCTTCAGCTATAGGAGCTAATTCAGGGATACTTCCGATATATTTATCCAATGCCTCTAACATCCCCAGATCCTCTGTAACTTCCGCTCTTTGGACCCGTTCTGTAGGTTTTGTTTTTTCGGAGATATTTGCTGTCATAAAAGCCCCTTCTAAAGCAGTATTAATCTTAGCAAAATCTATCGGATTCGTTGCTTCTTCCGGCATGGTGTAAGAAATTCTTACAATAGATCCGTCTAAATTTTGCTTTTCTATTTCGGCTAATAAGGTAGTGGTTGGGTCCTGATCCTTGTTAATATTAATATCTATTGTGATAAAATTTCTTGCCGGGACCTTGATAAATTCATAAGTGGCTTTCCCATTTTCTATGTTAACGATACAGAATCCCTTGTCTTCTTTTTCTTCACCAAAGTTGATTCTTTCAATGCTTCCTGGGTAAACTACAGGAATTCCATTATCAGGATTAAGGTCCTGAAATTTATGGATATGGCCTAAAGCTACATAATTAAATTCCTTTTGAGCCAATATCTGAGCCGGGAATACGGGATCTGAACCTATCAGAACCGACCTCTCGGACCCGGAATAAGTGGCTTCTGCTACGGCCAAATGAGCGGCGAATATTGCGGGGATATCGGGCTTAATCAGTTTGGCGAATTCTTTTATCTTTCCAATTGTTCTTATTTGAATCTGCTCGGTAATCTCAACATCGGTAAGATCTTTACATTCTTCTTTTGTTAGAAACAGATTTTTGGTAGGCCAGGGTAAACCGAAAACTTGTACTGGTCCGGATTTGGTTTCGATAGAAAATAGCTCAGGTTCATTTACTACCCGGGATCCAGGGACGTTCAAAGTCCCAAAAATATCTATAGAAGTAGCCTTACCAAAAGATACAGGGTTATCATGATTCCCATTGATTAGTACGACCGGGATATCTGCTTCGCTTAATCTATAAATCTGACGAGCAAATTCTCTTTGATGGGTAGGGTTTGGATTGCTGTTTTTATAGGCATCGCCGGCGAATATCACTAAATCGACCTTTTCTTCTATGGCCGTATCGATAGCAAAACTAAAGCATTTTATGAAATCTTCTAATCGGGTATGCATACCGGTAGAAGGATTTATCCTTCCATAATTTTCCATCCCCAAATGGACATCGGCTATATGTAGAAATTTCATTTTTCTTTCCTCTCCTTTTTTTAAAATCTTTTAATTACTTAACCCCCTTAAATTTAATTTAACTAAAATTCTAATTGATAATAATTCTCTTCTCTTCTAAATCTCTCGTCTAATTCGTCTAATGTATAATCTAATCTAAATTGAAATTTACTTTGTTCCTGCATTTCAAGTAATCTCTGCCAATATTCTGGAAAATAAATCCACAATGCTTTTAATTCTTTTAATGGTTGAAGCGGACAGCACCAGCAACTTACTCGTCGAAACTTTTCATATAATCCACCCCAATTAAAACCCCTTTCATGGCAATATTTTAAAGCATCTTCTTCTGTTACTTTCCAATCAACGAGTGGGTAGCAATAACCTATTGTCTTTTTAATCCTTTGTCGTTCGTCAAAAGCAAAACCAATATATTGGGTAAAAAGTTCAAGTTTATTGCAAAATTTATTTATAGTTTTTACTTTTCTATCGGTACACCATCTTCTTTTAAAAGAAGGAAACCCCCACTTTTTTAATGCTTCATCAAATGATATTTTGTATTTTAACCTTACAATCTCCCTGCCTATATATTTTTCTAACTTGTCTATATGCTCAATCATTCCTGGAAATTCCCAACCAGTATCGAAAAATACAATATAATCAACTTTGATTTTCTTCTCTAACATCATTAGTAACATTGCGGTACTATCTTTTCCGCCTGATAGGCTTATTATGTTATTCATGTTTTACCTCTACCGTGCCTTGCTTTTAAATGGGATAGCATTAGCGGGACTGCTTCCCGGGATATCTTCTTCGGCTATTTTTTCTCCTTGAAATAATGCTCCTTCGTCCTTCACTTCTAATTTCCCGGGTCTATTGACTATCTCCTGAGCAACCTTTATTTTTTCTTCTTTTGTCCCCTCTATAATAGGTTCAATAGTTTCAGCTTCTTCTTGCTTTGATTCCTCTTTTCTCTTAAGAAGGACAGTACGCCACCATAAAATTATCTTATCGGCTTCAACCGAAGTTAACTTACCTGGAAATAGAGTGGGTTTTAATTCTTTGTCGAAGTCTGCTCTATTTAGTGAGGGTTCATGAATTATTCCCTCTGAGAAAATATGCAGGTCTATATTTTGGCACTTGGAGCATTTATAACCGTAGACCTTAGTTCCACATTTTTCACAGACTACAGCTCCGTAGATGATAATTATTTGTGATTCTGTGGCAAGAATATTCTCTTCTTCTTGCTTATCCTGGGATATTACCTTAGCTTCTTGTAGAGGTTTAATATCGTGTTTCCCCGCTTCTATTTCCTTTTTTAGCTGTGCGGTTCTGGCCTTACTTTCTTCATATTCTTTTGCTAAGGCCGCTTTCTTTTCGGCTGCTTTTGCTTCCCTTGCCTTAATTTCTTCTTCTGTTTCTTCTAAATCGTCATCTTCTATTGTTTCCTCATTACCTAAGGAAGGATTGATATCGTCTTCTGGGTTGGGTGCTTCAATCTCATACCGCTTGTTTTGGCCTGCAAACAATCTTTGCCCTTCTTGTATCTTAGTTAATTCTTGAGCCGTGATATTAAGCTCTAATTGCAGGGTATAATGGATTTGCTTTTTACCTTCATTGTGGGTTTCTTTTGGTACTCTTTTTAGCTTAAATGGTAAAAATACTATCCGATCACCCACTAAAGCTCTGGCGTAATCAATACCACTATTAATATCTACAATACTGTGATAACTTGATAGGTCAATTTGATATACCCCACCAATTTTTATTCCCGGCATCATAAAAATTAAACTTGCCCGCTGTTTACATTTGCCATTTTCCAATAAATCACAAGGGCAAGTTCGTTCTTCCATTTCTCCTGTATCTTCATTTAGCCTTATAGCATTTATGCCATCACCCCGGCATTTTAAGCCTTTAGAACTTCCATACCATTTATAGCATTGCGGGAATATTACCTCTGGATCATTTACCGGAAAAACTATATTTAATTCTTTTGGCTCATCCCCATAAACCTTTTTTATCTCCGGCGGGCATACAAAAAAATTTGTTTCTTTTGGGTAAGTAACAGGATTGCCCTGCCTATCTTTTTTAGTTTTTGATTCTATTTTTATCCCCAACTTAATTTTGCCAATCCGGGGTAACCTCCTAATACTTGATAGCCCTTCAATTCTTGTGAATCTTTGTCTGAAAACGTTCTTGCCGTTCATTTCTTTTTACCTCCTGATAATTTTATTTCCCTTTTAAAAGCTTCTTCATAACCAAATCTTTCAATATTTCTTTTCCTTCTTAGTAATATCTCTAATGCTTCTTCCGGTGTTTTTCCATTGCCTTTAGAGATTTTTTTTGCTAACTGGAATGTGGTCATAGATTTTTTCCTCCTAACTTAATATTTACCAAAAAAATCTGCCGTTAAAATGCTTACGCTTCATGGGCTTACCCTCCTTCTCGTTTCGTATTCGCCAAGCTATTCTGGCTATCATTAGCACAAATAGCCCAAAAATAATATTAAGAAACATAATATTCCCCCTAATTAATTATTCTCTTATACTCTGTCCGTTAATCTTAACCATCTCATTATTAAGTAATTTGTAAAGTATCCACCGTTTATTAACCACATTGTGTTTTTCATTTTCCGACTGCTTAATCAGCTCATCAAATTTAATGGGCTTTCTTGTGTTGACCTCTATGATTATCATGAGTTACCTCCTAACAGCTTTATTATTTTTTTCCGATATACCGGAAATGGCGTTTTCCCTTCTCTTATCCACCGCCTTAGCGTCCGGGTAGTTGTCTCCAATATATCAGCAATTTCGGAATATTTAAAATTATGCGATTTCTTGTATTCGTCTAATTCTTTAATATAATCTTCAATATCTTTTTCCATATTTCTTATACCCTCCTATATAAAATTATACTATAGGACAGATAACCTGTCAAGAATTATTTTGTATTTTTTGCAATATATTCTCTCAAAGCAATCTGGCAGACTGAGCTCAAGCTAATTTTCACTGGGTTAAATTCCTTCGCCAGCTTGACCGCCTTCTCTTTTAACTCCTTTGATCCACAATCAAAAGTTATAGTACTTCTTTTGGTTTCTTTTTTTGTAACCATATTATTTCTCCTTTCTTATTAATTCTCATCAGTCCCGGCTATACCGGATTCTACCAACCCAGCCAATCTAAAATCGTTAACTCCTCTTCTTCGTTATCCTCTCTATCTCTGTCAAAATCATACTCTATTTTGTCTTCTTCTTCTGGGTTGGCAGCACTAAAAATAAAATCTAAAGCGGAACCCACTTCTTCTGTCATTTTGTATTCCTTTAAAAACATCGCAGAATTTTGTTGACCAGAGACAAATTCCCAATTACAATTTTCGTTTTCTTTTTCAAAATAACTATCAGAGTCTATAATATTAATTCTCATATTCTTTTCCTCCTCTTTTTTTATTTTTAATTTGCCCACTCATCTTCATCTCCATCAGGTGTGTGCATCATTTCCCATTCTTCTTTTGCGCTTAATTTGTTGTATGTTTTTAACATTGCATTATTATCTTCAATTAATTTATCGTATCTGTTTATTTCTTCTTTCCTTTCTTTGTCATCTCTTTTAGTCATTTTTCAAATCCCCCTTTTTTCTTATACCTTATTTTAACATATTAATAATAACTTTGTCAAGGGTTTTATGAAAAAAAAATGAAAATAATTTAATTTTTTTTGATGTATATATAAAGTTTAGAAGAATTATTAATATTACATTATTTAGAGAATGCTCGAAACTGTTATTTTGTAAGGCTTTCAGAAGGTTTTATATTAGTTAGGAGAGAAAATAAGCCAAAAATGGGGTGAAAATATATTAAAAACGCTGTAACCGTTGATATATAAGGGTTTGCGAGTTTTTTGGAAACGTTCCAGAATCGCATATATGGCGAATATTTGAAGTGGTTGGTATGAATATACCTATTCCGA